ATTGCGGATGGCATCCTCCTGCGCACTCCCGAATGCCCGGCCAGCATCGACGTTGCTGCCGTTACTCCATGCTCTCGGGAAGCGCCCGCGCAAGTCGTGCGCATGATTTCCCATTTTGGGAGAGCATGTCATGGGGAAAAAGTACATTTCGCTGAATGCATGGCGAAAGGAATACATGCGAATTGTCAGGATGCGGCATCTATCACGACGACAGAGGCTTATCCAGGCATGAGGGGCGATGGAGAAAACTATCCCTGCGCCGTTTGCGGCGAAAAGCTCAATCCGCGTCATAAAGCCGTGCGCGCCGACTGGAATCTGCAGTGCGTTGCGTTTCGGAAAATTTGCGCGCAACGAGGTCGGCGAGCGCCTTTTCGTCCATGCCAGGGGCGGCATAAACGTTGATGATGATTGAACTCGCCATGCCACCGCCAGCGGAATGGCCAGGCGCGGCAATGGCCGGCGCGGCCCCGCCAGCGAGCGTGATGGAGCCTGCCGCCGCGAGAGCGCCAGCCGTACTCTTGATGGCTGCCAGCGGCAAGCCAGCAGCCGTTTTTAGACCATCAGCCAGCCCTTCCATCGTGAACCCGCCAATTTCTGCAAAAACTTTCGACGGCGAATGGATGCCGAGGGTTTCCTTGACAGCGTTCCACATGCTCTTCCCGACATTCTGTATGCCGTCGATGACGGCCCCTGCACCGCGCTGGATGCCACCGAGCATGCCCTGGAGGATCTGGCTGCCGAAATCAGAAAACTTCCCTGGAAGCTCTACGCCAAAGTAGCTCATGACATCAGCTAAAACCTTGTAGAACAATCCAAGCGGCGACCAGTTGAGGATTAAATCGCTAATCCCTGAAATGGCGCTGAAAAACCCGGTTTTAAATCCTTTCCAAATGTCAGAGAAAATTTCTGGGAGTTGTTCCCAATACTTGTAAATCAGGAAGGCAGCGCCAGCGATGACGGCGATGGCACCGCCGATGATGAGAATGATGGGGTTGGCCATCAGCAGGCGTGAAACCCACATGATGGATTTCCCGAGCATGCCGATCCCGCCAGTCAGATTCGGAAAAGCTGCCGCGAGACCACCAAGCTTGATCATTGCATACGCGGCCCTGAACTTGACAAAAGCGCCATATCCGCCAAGCACAGAGGTTTTGAGCATACTGAATGCGTAACCAGTGAGCAGGGATGAAAGCCTGAAAACGGCCAGCGCGGCGGCGATTTTCAGCAACGTGGAGAAGAGCGCCGGGTTTTCGCGCACCCATGCGGAAAACCGTTCCAGCAGCGGCCTGATTTCTCGGATGAGGTCGCGCACGGCGGGCAGCACGCCGCTGGCGATTTCGAGCGTCAGTTCCGTGAGTTGGTTTTGGGTGAGTTTGGCAAGGTTTCCAGTGGTGTTGATCCGCTCGTCGAATTCTTGCTGGAGGGATCCGGCAGCGCCCGTCACGTCGTTTGCGCGCGCCATCGTCTCACGGTAGGCATCGAGATTATCGACAATCATGCCCATGTTCGCGGCGTTGCCCTTGCCGAAGAGATCGAGCAGCAACCCAGCCTGCGCGGACTTCGGCGCTTTGGCAATGCGTTCCAGCAGGTCTGTTATCGCCGCCTCGCCGTTTTGCGCAATCGACTTCTTCAACGCCTTCGATGACAATCCGATGCGAGCAAGCGCATCCTGAAAACCTTTTCCTTGCTTCCCAGCCGTGCTCATGCGCAGCGCAAGCGTGTCGACGGCCTTGGCGGCATCTTGCGGGGACTGGAGGATGCCTGCAAATGCGCTGGCAATCCCGGCGGCAGAGCGTTCTGCAATGCCGAGCGCATTGAAGCTGGTCGCAGATGTCTCCATGACGGCAATGATTTGATCGCTTTTGGCCGGGCCGGTATTTGCAAGGTAAGTGATGGTATCGGCCATGCTGCGCATGCGCTCGATGGTTTTGATGCCGTAGAGGTTTCTGAGCTTTGTTGCCGTCTGTCCGGCTGCTTCCCCGGTCATTCCGAGGCCTACCCGCATCTGGAGCGCCAGTTCGGTGAACTCGGACACGTTGGCGATTCCGACTCCCCCCTGGCCAACTTCTTGCATGAGAGTATGGATTTCTTCCAGCGCGACGGGGTACTTTGTCAGCAACTGTGTGGCATCGCGTTGGAGGGCGTTGTGCTCTGCCTGTGTGCCGTTGATCGTCCGCATGACTTCCATGTATGAAGTCTCTGCATCGACTGCCATTTTGATGGGGGCGACCGCCCCATAGGCAAACGCGACGGTTTCCATCATTTTAGTGCGCATCGCCGCGCGCTTTTTTTCCTGCTCTTGGAGCCGCGCCTGGACCTTGCCCAGAGCGATCGAGCTCTGTTTGAGTCGCTCGATGGCTTTTTGCTGTTTTTCGTATTGCGCAGAAAGCTGCCCGACGCTTGACGACGACAGCTTGGCGGCGGCCTGCACCTCTTTGCCCAGGGCAGCCTGTCTGGCCTTCAAATCTTTCGTGACGGCGTTGACGCCTTGCAGCGTGTCTTTCAGGTCGCCGAAAGCACCAAGCGCTGCGCCAGCCGCAGCGCTGAATGTAACGCCTAACGCGAGTTCCGAGGCCACTTTGATTTATCCTTATGGGCGGAGGTGGAGATGAACAAAGTCGATCTTTTCGTTGATACAGACGCGCCCTGGCATTTTTCGCTTTTTGCAGGGTTCGTCTGTCTCTGGATATATACCGGGAGCTTTTTCGCGGCGCTGCTCTTGTCGCCGTTCGTTGCGCTGCCCGTGTGCGCTTCGCTGTGCGCCTTGTACATCTCCATCCAGTGCATCATCGGTAGCGCCCGAGCAGGCGCGCGGCTCATTGGCCGGATTACAGCCTTGACGCCGCAATAAACAGCGCATCCAGCGCCTTGTCGGTCATTCCCATCTGGGTAACGATCACGATGAGCAGCGGGTTGTCCCGCCGAACGCTCTGCGCAAATTCCCATTCGATTCGCGCGGCCTCGCCGTCCGTGCCGGGCATCTCCGCGATGGCGGTGTTGACGGCATCGAGCATTCCCGCGTTGAGTAGCGCAAGCCGCGCCTGACGCATTGAGACAACCTCCGGCGGCGGCAAGTCTTCAAATGCCCATTTTTTACCCGTCCAGATCCGACGCTTGCCAGACGGAATGTCGGGCGGCGCTTTTGCGGTGGTATCCGGCGCGGCTTCGGAGAGCGGGCCGAGACGCTCGACGGTAATGGGGCTGCCGTCGCTGGTCTTGTATAACGTCTGCCCACGGTGATCTTCCTGCTGTTCCCAGACTTCGCCCGTCCAGATGGGCGCGTATCCCGATTCCGGCGCGGGCGGCGCGACCGTGGTGCTGTTTTCCATGTGGAGATATTTCCCCGGCTCCAACGGTGAAGCCATTGCATCCATTGCTTGCAAGAATTCGCCAGTGCTCTGGCTGTAGGCGTAGAGTTTCATGTCATGTTCCTTGTGGGTAGATGGTGGCCGTGCCCCACGCCTGCACGCCGATGCCGATGTGCAGACTCGGCGCAGGGGCATCCGCCTCTTCGATGGTGTAAGGCAGCACGGTAATGTCTTCACCAGTCAGGACGGCATTTGCGATACGCGCGCCACAGTACGATGAAGAGATGAGGCGCATGGCAAAGTGGCTGCGCACGGGCTTGACGGCGATGATCTGGCGTTCGATTTCGATCTGGGTGGCGATGTCGATGCCGCGCGAGTCGACTTCAACGTCGGCTAGAAAGGTGTGCGGCTGCCCCGGCGGGGACTGTTGCCACCATTCGATCAGGTGTCCGGTATGCCCAAGCGCCGTGAGCGCGCGGCGCACCGCTGCTACCGTGCCCTTGTGGCGGTGGATGTCGATGGAGGCGGCGATGACGCGGCGTTGTGTCGCTTCATCCCAGTTTGCATCCCATTCATCGACGGACAACCCCCATGCGAACCAAGGCAGCGCCGTCGCCGGGCAGGTGTTCGGATTCCACAACGTTGCGATGATTTCAGGATTCAACCCTGATAAGCCAGATGCGCCGACGATGGCTTTTTCAAGGTCAGTGCTGGTGGCGGGGAGCAGAGCAGTATCAGACACGCGGCTCTCCGGCAAGGCTCAGGGCGATCAGATCGCACCGTCCGCACTGCGTATCCGAAATCTCGATGTCGCTGGCCGGCGATAGGATGTTGACGTGCTGCACGCCGGGCTGATGAAGCGCGGCGTAGATCGCAGAGCGGGCAATGTCGTAGCCGATGCGGCGCAGTCCGTTGAGGGTGGATTGGAGAGCCGCGTTGGCGGCTGCCATGACGGGTTCAGGCGACGGGCCGGGATACAGGGTGATGACGGCCTCGACGGCAAATGGGACGATTTCGGCAGGCTGGACGATCACGTGATCGGTCATCGGGCGAATGTGCTCGGCGGTGAGGTGCACCGACACGGCATCCAGTACGTCCTGTGTTGGGATTCCATCATTCGCACGACTCAGGATGGAGACGACGACTTGACCCGGCACAGGGCTGATGACGCGGGCGTCTTCCACGGCCCCGTGGGCGGAAATGGCGTGATAGCGGTAACTCTCACTCGGACCGGCGGTGCTCATGCCTTCGACTGCCAGTTGCGCGCGGGAACGTAACCGTTCGTTCTTTTCCATCGTAGGTGCAATGGGCGGGATGGCGTTCGGGTTTCCGGGGTCGGTAACGAGGCGCTTGACGCCGAAGAAGGCCGCAAGGTGGTCAAGGTTGGAACCCCGCGCGCTGGCCAGAAAACACTGCCGCGCGGCATCGTTGATGCGGCTGCGGAGCATCAATTCGCGGTAAGCCATTTCCTCCAGCAAGAGCGTGACCGGCTCCGTCTCCAGCGAGAGCGTGGCGGCCATTTCGGCTCGCCGGTCAGTGGGGGTGAGTTCGAGCAGGCGGGCTTTCCGGTCAGCCAGAATCGTTTCAAAGTCCAGCGCCTCGATCACATCCGGCGGCGGCAGGAGCGAGAGGTCAATGCCAGTGGCGCGGGCGGTATCAGGCAGGGTCATGGCGTTGTTTCAATTTCTGTCCGAACGCGGGCGCGCTCACGCCACTCGTCAAGTTCATTCAGTGTCAGAAGTTCCAGTTCGGACAATGGCCAATGGAATACAGTGGCGATGTCTGCCCAGGCATCCTCTATGCGAGCGGGGATTCTTCCGCCTTGGCCGACTTCGGCAACAAAAAACCGGATACCACGCCTCCCAACTGAAAGAGGTCTGCAGGGTGGAGTTTGCTGCGAATCTCTTGCTCAGTCAGCGCCGGTTCGGTGATGCGCGGCAGCACGGTCGCCAGTGCATCGGCATCCATCTGCACCAACTCGAAGAGCTTGACGCCCTTGAGCCAGCCACTTCCGGGCGGTTGCAGCACGGATACTTTTTCGATCTTTTTGTCACCGCGCGCGAACGGGTTGTCGAGGGTGATTTCTTTCATGGGTTCGTTCCTTTACAGGCCAATAGCGGCGCGTTGTTCGGCAAGCCGGTCAACGCCGCCGGTGGTTTCGACAAAGTTCACGAAGTCGATTTCGATGTCGACCTCGCCGTTGACGGTGAGCTTGTAGTAGGTCAATGCAGATCCCACCTTGAATTCGGTGTTGTCCCCCGCCTTGGCGTTGCCTGCATCAATTTCTTTGTGACGGCCACGGACGACGATTTCAACGGCATCGACTTCTTCCGTGTCGTCGCGCTGGTATGCTCCGGCAAAGCGCATGAGTACGCCATCCGCGCGGGCGATACCGAATTGCCGGTAAATCTCGCGCATGAAGCCACCGTAGGTGTGCGTGATCTCCAGCTTTTCCATGCCGAGATCGGTGTCGACGGGGCCGTTCATGCCACCGCCACGGTATTCCTCGGTTTTTCGGGTGAGCTTTGGCAGTTCGACCTGATCGCACAGGCCGATGAAATTGTCTCCGTTATAGAAGACGTTGAAGTTTTTGAGCTTGCGGGGCAGGGCCATGATGTTTCCTTATCAGGCTTTGATTCGGGCGGCGAAGTCGATCAGGTAGCGGTCGGTGATGCGCTGCCGGAACATGATGTTTTCGAGAGGCGGGACGGGCGTGTAGTCATAGTCGATGTACAGTTTCCCGGCCTTCAACGTGGCGCGGTCGTTGATCTCGGAGTCGTAGAACGCGCTGGCGTCGATGATGTAGCCGTTCGAGCGCAGTTCTCGGAACTTGGCGTTGATACCTTCGATGATGTCTTTGACCAGTGTTGGGGTCAGGGGCTTATCGACGGCCCACATGTGCGCGTCGGCAATGGTGTCGGCCAGTACCTGGGCGGTACGGGTGTAGTTCTCGAAAGCAAAGAGTGGTTCATCCGAACAGGTGCGGTTGCCCCAGAAGCGGTAGCCGTCGCGCCGGATAAGACAGGTGATCTCTTTTGCGTTGAGCAGGCCCGCGTCGGTAGCCGGGTTTTGCAGATCCCAGAAAATGTCCTTTGATACGCCGGTGACGCCGGTGACGGCCACGTTCGAGAGCGTCTTGTGCCAGCCGATTTCTTCGTCGATCTTGGCGCGCAGGCCCAGGGCGTTGGCAACGGCCATGCTGAGGTCTGACTTGTTCGTGGCGGTATTCCATTTCTTGAAATCGCCGTAGATCAGCATCAGTTCGCGCTGGCCGAAGTTCTTCCGGTAATCGAAGGCCGAGGTGATGTTCTCGCACTGCCAGCAGGAAGCGTAGGCGAAGGCGCGCAGCTTCTGGGCGATTCCCGCGAGAGCGGCGCTGACATCCACGGTGTCCAGACCGGGACAGCCGAGGATGCGCGGCTTGATGCCAAGCGACGCTTCGGCGGAAAGCAGCGCCTGCATTCCGGTGTACTTCCCGTCCGGCGTGACGGTTCCGATGACTTTACTGTTCTGGTCGGCGGCAATGGCTTCCGGGTCGCTGCCTTTTCCTTCAGCAACCCGCACGACGACACAGATAGGGGTGGACTGGTCGGCAATGGCATCGAGCGCGCGGGCAAGCGTGCCGTTTGTGCCTGCCTTGCCGATGGCCGTGAAGACGTTGGTAACGAGCACGGGCGTGTCGAGCGGGAAGAATTCCGCATCGGCATCGTCCGCCGTGCCAACCAGGCCGATGATGGCTGTGGCGACGGTGCGGATCGGGCGAATGCCTTCGTTGATTTCGATGACGCGCACGCCATGATGAAAGTCTGTTGCCATCTTGCTCTCCGGCTGGATTGTCTGGATTGACCAAATTCAGTAGTGAGCAAGTTTGAAAGGTGCGCGCTGAAAATATAACCGCCGGGTGTTGTGGCAGCGATAACCACAACACCCGGCGGCGGGTTGTAAAAATAGAGCAATCGGTTCTGAGCCGNNNC